GGTGGAGTTGCACTAAACGGTGAACAGATTTATCAACAGGCACAAGATGAGATTGACAAGTTGGAAGAACAAATCCAACTTGCATACGAGTTGCCGCCTATGCATATGATAGGGTAAGTTATGCCAACGAATGTATATTTTGATACAGGTACAAAACCAGAGCAACACCTCTATGAAGATTTAATCATAGAACAGTTGCAGATTTACGGGCAGGATGTTTATTACATTCCTCGTAAGATGGCTGGTACTGATACTATTTGGCAAGAAGATATTAGTTCTTCTTTTGAATCTTCATATCTTATTGAAATGTACATGGAGAACTTAGATGGATATGAGGGTGAAAAAGAACTCATGTCTAAGTTTGGTTTAGATATACAAGACGATGCAACATTCATTGTTGCAAGAAGAAGGTGGGAACAATTTGTTTCGATAGATAATAATGTAATTGTTTCATCACGACCGAATGAGGGAGACTTGGTTTATTTTCCAAAAGGAAACAAACTATTTGAAATCACATTTGTAGACCATGATGATCCATTCTATCAGGTACAGAATCTACCTACATATAAGCTCAAATGCAAAACTTTTGAATATGCATCTGAGGTTATCGACACAGGTATTGCAGAAATTGATGCCATTGATGCTGACAATTCTTTGGATATGATGCAACACCAAATTACTTTGGAAACCGCTACTGGTACTGGTTCACTAATTTTAGAGAATATAGTAGAGAGTGCTGCGGCGTCCTATATAATACTAGAAACTTATAATATCGCACTGATTGATGAGAATTCACAAAATGATGACTTTGAACTTGCAGATGACAATATATTAGACTTCACTGAATCTAATCCATTCGGTGATGCTGGGATGAAATAACTATGATTGGACAATATTTTTATAATCAATCCACACGAAATGTTGTGGTAGCATTTGGTACTCTTTTCAACAATATTCAGTTGACAAAGAAAGATGCGAGCGGCGCTACTATTCAGGCAATGAAAGTTCCTCTTGCGTATGGGCCTAAACAAAAGTGGTTGGCAAGACTGACTGAAGACCCCAACCTTGCAAAAAAGGTTGCAGTAACTTTACCTCGTATTGGTTTTGAGATTTCTGGTATAACATATGATGCGACTAGAAAACAAAACAAAGTAATTAAGGTGAAGAAGGTTGCAGACGGAGCTGACAACGAACAAGTGAAATCAGGATTTATGCCTGTTCCATATAACGTGGAGTTTGAACTGTTTATCATGTCAAAGAGTTCAGATGATGCACTACAAATTGTAGAACAGATTCTTCCATACTTTCAACCAGAGTACACAGTAACTTTAAGAGAGAGCCCAGACTTGGATATCATTCGTGATGTTCCAATCGTACTCAATAGTATCTCATATGAAGATGACTATGAGGGTGACTTTACAAGTAGAAGGAGTGTTATCTACACTTTGTCTTTTACTGCAAAGTACTACTTGTACGGCCCAGTAACATCGCAAAATGTTATTCGTACTGTACAGGTTGACCAGTATGCGAATATGCCTGTCAATGCACCTTCAAGAGAACAAAGATATACTGTTACACCGAATCCATCTAATTCTACAGCAACAGAGTTTGACCCTGATGATGATAACTTTGGATTTAATGAAACATCATCTTTCTTTGAAGATGCGAAAACTTATGACCCTAAGACGGACACAGACGTATAAATAGTAAAAAGAAATTAGGATAAACAAATGGCAAGCATTCTAAAAGTAAATGAAATTCAACACACTGGTGGCACTACAGCGGCAACTATTGATAGTAGTGGGCGTATTTTGACACCAGCTAGACCTTTATTTATGGCGCCTGGAAATGCCAGTGGTTATCAAAACACCAGTGCTAGTAACACTATAATTTCCGATTGGAACACAAGTGACTCAACTATTTCTATTATGCAAGGCGGTATGTCTTTCGGTTCTTCAGGTGTGACTGTACCAATAGCGGGGATTTATGAAGTTTTTAGTTCGGTTATATTTAAAGTAGAAAATGCAGAGTATGGACTACTTATGATTTATAAAGGCAATGACCGTATAACACTTAGCCAAAGCTATAACATAACAACAGGCGTAACCACTGAAAACAGTGTTGTAACTAAAGCTTTTGTAAATTGTGCAGCAGGAGATGTTTTAAGTATTAGAGAGCAGGGGCAAAACGCACAGTGGTATAATGCTGGTACATACTCAACATTTAGCGTTCAACTAATAGGATAGAAAAATGGCAATTAGAAAAATCGGAACAAGAGCAATCGGAGTTGACGTTATTCTCGCAGAGGATATTGCTGCAAACGCAATCACAACTTCTGAAATCCAAGACGGTGCAGTAACCGCTGCAAAAATCAACAGTGGGGTTACTTTGGGTGTTGGTGCATTCTTCGGAGACAACGCATCGGGCGCTTTGCGTGGTGACACGACAAACGGTAAAAAAGATATTTTCAGAGTTCACGAACAAGAATTAAACACAAACGTAACAATACCATCAACGGACAATGCCCTTGCAGCAGGCCCGTTGTCAATCGCAAACAATATCACTCTCACTGTTAGTGGTAACTTGACAATCGTATAGGGGATAGAGAATGGCATCAACATTAACAGTAGATAACATCGTAGGAGCAACCACGGCTGCAAATGTTAAGTTGCCCGCTGGTTATGTGATTCAAACGCAGTATGCTCAATCTATGGCGCAAGTTACTTCAACTATTACTACTCTTAATAATCCAACTGAAAGTGGTTTGAATGTAATTATTACACCAAAATATAATACTAGTAAAATACTTCTTATGATGTCAATATCACTTAGAGGTGATGGTAGTAATGCTTATGTGAATGCATTAATCAAAAGAAATACCACATTGATTGATTTGCTGGGTGGTTCTCAGACTAATGATGGGGTGATGGATTATGCGATTAATTTTACTGGTGGAAGGTTTCACGGTCAATTTTTAGATTCGCCAGCAACTACCAGTGCAACAACTTATAAGTTTTGTTTTACAAGATACGGTGGTTCTGGAACTGCATATTTTAACAATAGTGGTTCTAATTTATCATTCAGTTCAATGGTTGCTATGGAGATTGCACAATGAGTACATTAAATGTAAACACAATTGCAAATTTAACTGGCACTACAGCGGCAACTATTGATAGTGCTGGTCGTATTCTTCAACCATTAAAACCACATATATTTTGCCAAGGAAACAACAACAATTGGGTAACACATACAGCAAATGATGCAATGACTTGGCTAACTGTTCAGTATAGTAGTGGTATGGCCTTTACCTCTAGCAGTGGAAATTTTAGTGTTCAAGTTGCTGGCGTTTATTTTGTTACAGGTAGCATTTATGCAACTGGAGCAGGTTCTAAAAGATTATCGTTGATGGCTGGCACGAATAGTGGCACACTAATAGCAAACGGACACAATGACCCTACCAACTCTGATGATGGTACTATAACGGTATCTGCAATTGTGAATTTAGCTTCTTCTGATACTTTTAAGTTTGTGTTACCGTATGCACACCAAGTTTACCAAGGCAACGCACATTGCTATGCCTCTGCATATTTAATTAATTAGGATAAAAAAGATGGCAGACGTAACACAAGCACTACACGAATTAGGAATTACAGAATGGGTTCTCACAGGAGACCCAACAAGTGAATCAGAGTTCGCATCAATGTTTAGAATATCTATCGGAGCAACAGACGATGGTTCTTCAATCCTATCGGACAACTCGGTAGATTGGCCTGAAGGTTTGACATGGGATGCAGTAGAAACTAAACTTAAAGAACTTAATGATGCAGAACCTTTAAAGTTCCTCAGAGAAGAAAGAAACCGTAAACTTGCAGAAACGGATTGGTGGGCAAGTTCAGACTTGACTATGACAGAGGAACAAACTGCTTACAGACAAGCGCTTCGTGATATTACAGAGGACTACAGTTCTTTGGATGATGTCGAATGGCCAGACAAACCATAGGTATGAAATGTCAAACCAAACTGATATTCTAGATAATGTACTTGGTATTACAGATGTAGTAGAGAATACAACAAAAGACGTAACACCAACCAAACCAGTTCTTGTTCCGGCAACAACTGGTACTGAAGCAGATATAGATAATGATTATAAATATCAGAGAGAAAACTTTTACAATCTGATAGAAAGAGGACAGGATGCAATTGATGGCATTCTAGACCTTGCAAGAGAATCAGAACATCCTCGTAGTTATGAGGTGGCTGGAAACTTAATAAAACAGGTTGCAGAGGTAACGGAGAAACTAGGCGACTTACAGGGAAAGATGAAGAAACTCAAAGAAGTTCCTAACTCTGCCCCACAGAATGTAACAAATGCATTGTTTGTTGGTTCTACTGCTGAACTGCAAAAAATGTTAAAAGGAAAATAGATATGCCACTAACAAGAATTAGTTCTACAGCGCTTGCCGCAAATAGTGTGGGAACATCAGAGATTACTGATGGTTCAGTTGCTAGTGCAGACCTTGGATCAAACCTTGCATTGTCTGGTACAGATTCAGTAACAGTTCCAAAAGGTACAACTGCACAAAGAGGTACAGGGGTAGACGGTAAATTTAGATTTAACACAACCACAAACTCTTTTGAGGGATACTCAAATAGTGCTTGGGGTTCTATCGGTGGTGGTGCAACTGGCGGTGGTACTGATGCAGTATTCTATGAGAACGATCAGGCAGTTACCACAAACTATACAATTACTGCAAGTCAAAATGCCATGGCGGCAGGGGTTATCACTGTAAATAGTGGTGTAACATTAACCGTACCTTCTGGTGCAAGATTGGTGGTAGTATAATGGCAATTACTTTAGACGGAACAAATGGTGTAACCACGCCAGACCTTACAGTAGATACTACTACAATAACGGTAGATCCATCAAATAATCGTGTGGGCATAGGAACTGCAAGCCCATCTAAAACTCTTCATGTATCTCTACCAAGTGGTAGTGGTGCAACAGCAACAACTGGCTCAGTTGCAATTATTGATGGTAATGACAATACAGAATTAAGTATATTAGGTGGTAGTTCATCTGTTCTTGGAATAAACTTTGGTCATAGTGGTGACAATAATGATGGAATTATTAATTATAATACCACTAATGGCAGTGAAACTATGGGTTTCACAGTCAATGCAACTGAACGTATGCAAATCCGTCAAGATGGTAAAATAAGTATTGGTGGAGCTCCATATGCTTCCAGTGCCTTTTCTGCTATAAATTTACCATCACAAGGTATTAATATAATCAACGCCGACACTAATGGTCATTTCAGAGCAATTTATCAATCCGGCGACCAAAATACTTATTTCACAAATGGTTCTGTTCAAGCATATTTGTCTAGTAGCGGCGCTTGGACTAACGCATCAGATATTGCATATAAAAAAGATATTACTGATGCTACTTACGGAATTGATGCTGTCAAAGATATGAAGCCTCGTTTTTACTATATGAAAGACGAATCAATTGAAGATACTACTCGTAACATTGGATTCATTGCACAAGAGTTAGAAACTGTAGTGCCAGAAGTTGTGAGTGGTGATGACGGTTCAAAGGGTGTAAATTATGGACATTTGACAGCGGTATTGACTAAAGCATTACAAGAGGCTATTGCTGAAATCGAAACATTGAAAACTAAAGTTGCAACATTAGAATCTAAAGAGTAATAAATAAATTAAACAGGATAATAACAGATGAGTAAAATTGCACTATCCCCAAATGCGAGTGGTTCTGGAACAGTAACTATTACTGCTCCAAATACGAACACGAATAGGACTATTGCGCTTCCTGATGAATCAGGAACATTGTTATCTAGTGGAAGTGCCTTGCCCGCTATTGACGGCTCTGCATTGACAGGAGTTGGTAAGGTATCAGTTATAAGCAGTTCCGATACTGGTGCTAGTAATGTTGCCAATCTTGAAATTGATTTACCTACAGATTCAAAATATAGATATTTTCAATTAGTGATTACTGGTGCTTGGGGTGGTGGTGGTGACCCTTATATGAGATTCAGAAAGTCTGGTGACAGTACTTTTGATTCATCATCCAACGCATACAATTGGATTATGAACTCTGTACACCACGGTACAAATTCATCGGCAAAGAGGTCATCTAATGGTGACAATTATGCAAGATTGGGATGGTATACGATGGGTAATGCCGCTACCGAAACAAGCACTTGGATGTTTGAATTTTTTGCAACTAATACCAATAAAAGGTCATATGCTTATTTCAGAAGATATGGTGTAGATACAAGCAATGACCAGACAGCAGATATGGGTGGGTTTAGACACAATGGCCATGAGGGTGTAGTGGACAGACTTAGATTTTACCAAGCCAGTGGAAATATATATTATGATACCTATACACTATATGGTATTGAAAAGGATTAAGGTATGAAAAAATCATTAAACGGTATAACAGTTGAAATGACTGCTGAGGAAGAAAAAGAATTCTTGGCAGGATTACCTTCTGATTCAGAAATTGCTGCTAATAAACTAGTGGTGTTAAGAGACGAAAGAAACGCTAAACTCGCAGAATGTGATTGGACACAAACAGCAGATAGTTCTTTGAGTGACTCAGAAAAGACAGCGTGGGTAACATATAGAACTGCCCTTAAAGACATAACTAAAACGTATCAATCTACAGAAGATGATGGATTTAGTTGGCCGGAGAAACCATAATGAGTGAAATAAAAGTAGACACCCTATCAACCGTTAGTGGTTCTGGCAACCTTACTGTAAGTAATAATATCGTTGGTTCTGGCACGATTAGTGGAACAAACCTTACTGCATCTGGAACACTTACATCAACTGGATTAATTACTGCAAGTGCTGGTGTCGCAATTGGTGGAACTGGTGCTGTTAACACCCTTGACGATTATGAAGAAGGCACATTTACTCCAGTTCTTACTAGGTGGACAAGTGATATGACATTTACTGGAAGTCCACACAGCCGAGTTGGAAAGTATATAAAAATTGGCAAGCTTGTGCAGATAAATTTTTATATTCAATGGGCAACATCAGCAGTATCCAGCGCTGGTTCTGGTGGATGGAGAATCACTGGTTTACCTTTCAGTAATTATGAAACAAATAGTGTTAACTTTCTGCCACTTGGTTATCACTATGATGGTATTGACAGTAAAGGAGAATCTACAACTGGAGATTCTGCAAGATTACAAGTAAATTACTCAAGTGGAATTCTGGATATGTATAGTCAAAATTCTGGTTCATACGGAACATCTGGTTCTTGGTTTATTATTAGCGCCTGTGGTACATTACGTCTTGCATAAATAACTTTATACAGAATAAGAAATAGGATAATAACAGATGAGTAAAATTGCAC